CTTTTGGATCTGTCAAACTTCTTAATTGTTCTTTTGTAATTGTGAAATCACTCATCTTTTTATATTTAGTGTTAAATTAATTTCTTCATTTTCAAAACCTTTTGCCTTCAAATATAATGCTTTTGTAGTCACGGTCATGTATTGCCAACCTTTAATACTGTCAATTTCATTAATTAGAGACGAAACTGGCATGTTTAAATCGATCGAAAGCGCTTTAACGTCATAAGTATCGAAACACAAAAGAAAGTGCTTTAAAACGTCTATTTTGCATTTATGCTTTGTGGGCGTGATTCCGTGTTGTGCTATATATTTCATTTCGTAAAGATATTAATAAATATAGTTTATTTTTATTTTTTTAACGCTTTATTAACATTTGCTTTTGACAGTGTTCACGTAATGAACATAATGAACACTAAAACGAACACTTAAACAATTGATTGTTAGGTAGTTACGAGCAAATGAACAAAATGAACACAATTCAGAATATCTTTTACTTAATACATACGTACGCGTATAAGTATTATTTATTATATTAACAATATTATTCTTACATATATTATATATTACTATGTAGGAAGAAAAGCCTAAATCAAAAACAATATTCAAAATTGCGTTCATTCTGTTTATTTGCTCGTAACTAATTGATTTGCAAATAGTTGCGCGTTCAAAACGTTGTTCATTATGTTCATTCCGTGAACAACATTGTGGCTTTTTTGTAAGTTTATACATAGGATTGGCGTTATTTTGTAGGAAAGTAAATGAACAAAAAAACCGCTTTTTAGGGCGGTTACAAACTCCGCAAAGACGATCAAGCAAGGGAACGTTACAGGAAATGGTTAGAAATTACATACGCAAGAAGTATCATCATCTGTATATAATTTCATTTTTATAGTTCTAGGTAATTCTGCCATTTTTACTATGTCTTTAATTGATTTATGCCCTCTAAAAGAAGTGGATTCATATTTATTTTCTTCTTCTTCTTGCCATTTAATAAACCTTGTACCGTAAAGTATATTTTCAATTAAAGTATCCTCTGATTTTTTCCAGCATATTTCACAGTTACCATATTTACCATGTAATTCTAATTTAAAAGGTTGCTTTTTCCAATGTTTATTTAAATCTAATTGAGAAATTGGAGTGTAAAAATCAGTCAATAAAGGAAAAATTTTTTGTTTTTGCTCTTTAATTTCAGCCCAAGAAATACGCTTTGGCATATCTTCTTTTCTAAAACCTATTGCAATTTTGTAATTATTAACCCCAAAAATATCATCACATAATTTTTTAGCTGGTAATGTTTTTAGGTTTTCAGAACAATAAGGAGCATCTTGATTTGGCAATCCATTAAAAATCCCTTTATTTTTATGTTCAATCATTTTAGAGAAAGTGGATGCTTTCATGTCTAAATCTTCCCAATCAACAATTTTATATTTTACTCCAGTTCCTAAATCTTTAGAATAAACTCCTTCTATTTTTACTAAAGGAATTTTCCAATGTTTTTCAATATTTTTTAAAAAATTAATTGTTTCTGGTCGCTCCATTCCTGTATTGCAGAAAACAAAAACTTTTTCGTATTTAGAGTATTTTTCGTGAGTTTGAATGTGTCTTGCCATCATTGCCGAACTTCTACCACCAGAAACCGTAACCATCAACCCATCACTACCATTAACAATCGTTTGCAAGAATTGCGAGTTTTGTAATTCAATCATGTTTTTATTTCTCATCATATTTATTTTAACTATTTAAAATTTTATTAATACTTCCCACGCTAATTGAAAAATGTTTAGCCAATGCCCGCTGGCTCATATTAGGATCCTTTGTATGCAATAGTTTTACTTTTTCCGCTATTGTCATCCCTTTAGTATCAAATAGGATGTTTTTTGCCTCCTTTTCGCTAGAAACTTCTTTGCTGACTAATTCGTACTGAAACATAAAATATTTTACAAGCCGTATTGCTTTTTCAACTGACACCACATTTATTTGTGCCTCTCTTAATTTATGGAAGGGATAGACGTAAACGCTGTCTAGAATATGCATAAGTAAAATAAAACGACCGAAATATGTAGCCATCTTGCTGTATGCACTTTTTGTTCCGTTAGATAGTTCAGAGCCGTCCGAGATCATATCTTCAATCTTTCCATTGTAGTCAAACCAAAGATCTTTCGCCTCATTATCCATGTGGTAATAATCGACATTTAGATCACCGTTTTCTTTTGTAAATTCTGTTTCCTTTATTAGTTCAAACATCCCACGGACATAGCTATCATAATTGTTTGAAACATTGCCAGCTACATCTTCTTTAGTCATTTTGCCTGTTTGAAAATTACCGCTTACAAATAAAAATCTATCCCAAAAACCATTGTCTTTTAATTGTTCCGTCATTAGACTAGTTAATATTTTAGGCTGAATACCTCCGAAAATTGGCAAATAAGGATCATAAAGTATAGACGACATTCCTACTCCTTTTCTGGCTGCTGAAATATCACTATACGAAAATGCAGAAAGATACTTTTCAATATCAGATCCTTTGTTGTACTTACCTGAATTTGCTACAAGTCCGCTAATTTCATCAAGAACAATTGCTACCCCTCTTAAGTTCTGACTATGAATTTGTATGTATGCTTCGATAGTTGCGTCGCCAACATACAAACGTGGTTGTAATGGTTTATTTTCGCTTACATCGTCGCTATGCGCTTTGCATTTTGCTAGGTAGTCCTTATACATTTCTGATTCAATAGATCGTATCGGCTTCATAAATGGAGCGGTTGATGGTGTCTTTTTGCTTCCAGCTTCCCCAATTATAATATTCCAGAATACCGCCCACTCTCTCCATGTATCACGTATCTGTATTGCTTTGCTGCGCCCTATGCAAATGCTGCAAGCTGTAATAAATGCCCCAGCCATATAATTTGGATTACAACCTAACTTATCTCGTAGTTCTTGCATGTACTCGGTAACTTGTGAAGGAAATACATCTATAGGAAAGTTTTTGTAATCTTCTTTTTTTTCTAGTAACTGATCAAATTCTTTCATAATTAAAACATTGTTAATTGTGATTGATGAGTATTTAATCTTTTTAAACTTGCTTCGTAGTATTCTTTGTCAAGTTCACAAGACGTTAAGTCAAATTTAAGATTATGGCAAGCTATTGCAATTGATCCTGAACCTAAATGCGTGTCTAAAATTTTATCGTTTTCTTTTGCGTAATTCATTAAAAGCCATTCGTATAACTTTACTGGTTTTTGTGTAGGGTGTATTTTTTTTCCATTATATAATGCAGATGTTGTTCTGTATTTTTTTGCATTCATATTAAATGATGTTAATGCTAACTCTCCGTCTGCCATTGTTGGTAGGTGTTCTATGTTTGGTTTATCCCAATATATAAAACATCTTGATGATGGTATAAAATGGCTAAAATAATTTCCACCCCAAATAATGTAATTTTTAGAAACTCTAAAAAGTTCTTTAAAATATTCTTCACTTGGTATACCATTATCCCAATCTTTTGTTAAATCTTGATTGTTTCTACCTACATTTAAATTAACACCATAAGGCGGGTCAACTATTGCTAAATCAAAATAATTATCAGGGTAACGAGCCATTAACTCCATGTTACATTCGTTTGTTATTGTTATCATAAATACAAATCTGCTAAGTCATCTCCATTGGACAACGTTAAATTATTTTCAATTAAATCACTTATCTCAATATTAAAACCCTGCTCGTTTAATTTAGCCGCGGTTTCTGACCATATACTAAAACATCCTTTGTCAGGGAACCCAAATATTTTTTTAAGTCTTAAAGGAGCTAAATACGCTACTTTAAAACCGTTCAGAGATCCGCAGGCCATCCAAGTCAATCGAGGTTCTTTTATTGACATTATTACTGCAGTCTTTTCACTTTCCACAATTGCAATATCTTTTGTCCGGTCATCATTTAATAAATGCAAACCAAATAAGCATTGTTTTAAATTGTAAGGCTTTTTATGCGCCCAACTTATGTGAGCTTTTCCGTTGGCATCTTTCAACCTCTTGCCTGTTACTGGATTATATTCCATAATTTTTCCAGATCTTATTCTTTCTAATTGGTCAATTTGCCAAAAAATTACGCTCTTATTACTCCCAGTTAAAAAGTACATTTGCTCTGCTGCAAACACTTCTTTAAAGTCCAATTTACTTTGCAGAAATTTACTAAATGAATTGTAAGAGCCTTGACAATATAAATCTTGCATCTGTTGCAAAGGAATATAATCTGTTTTTATTTCTATTACTTCAAACTTTGGCGCTGCAATAGCTTCGTTGTCCTCTGGCTTCTTAAAATAACCGCAGTTACTTTCACGATCACAACGTCCAGCTGTCGCAACTTCGTTTCCTGTTTCCGTTTTAATGTACGGAACAAATGTTTTTTTGTTGCAAGATGGGCAAATGTCTTTTTTGCTTCCGAGCCTAAGGCTATATTTGTATCTGATCATAATAATTTTATTAAAACAATTTCACTTTTTTTCCAGTCGTTGCATTGCAATCTCTTATACAATGTAGTTCGGCTTATGCCTATTTCTTTTGCGACTTCTTCGAATGTAAAAGTTTCAAGGCGTCTTTTAATTTTTTGTGTTGTGTCCATTTCTATACATTTTAATTGTGAAAAAAGCCGCTACTCATGTAACGGCCATGCAAATATATTTAATAACCTTCAAATAATTTTATTTTTTCTGTTAAAGTTTTCAATCTTTTTGGATTATCTTGTGATATTAATAGATCATTGCGTTCTTTTTTCAAGACATCCATAGGTATGGCCTTGTATTTATTGCAATTGTTGTATCCGTTCTTTGATTTTTTGCTGCATACTTTTCCATTAAGGTGCAGACAGTCTTTACATTCTATTTTCATAATTCATTTTTGAGTGGTAAATTTTATAATCTGGTTTATTATAATATATTAAACCATTAAAGTATTTATCAATAACATTCATAACCGGCACGGTTGAAAAATTAACTACTTTACCTATACTTTTAAGTCTATTGTCGTCGCTATTTAAAAACAAATCTAATATTTGTTTTTGTGTATTTTTATCTATCGATCTTCTCATAATTTTTATTTTAGTGCAATAACAGGATTCGAACCTTTTTATCCCAATTAAATTTATAAATAAATCTCACTAAATTATAAATTTTAAAATGAATTATTGCTTAATCCAGCCTACCACAAAATAAGGCGGTTTAATTACTTCATAAATATTTCTGTATTTGATTGTTAAAATCTTCTAAGCTACGAACTAATATATAATTACTATTCATCGCTATCATTTTATTCTGTATTTTTATTTGTTCCTTCGATTGCTTGCCACTTTTATTTTTCACCTCTACCATAACACATAGTCCGTCTGGAAGATGAATAATAAGATCAGCTATTCCAGCAACTAGACCAGTTCTTTTTAGCTCAATAGCTTCTAATTTATTGCGTGTACCACCATTAGGAACCGAATGAATAATAAAATTTGGGTTTTTGTTATGAAAGTCTATAAATATTTCTTGCTGAATTTTAGATTCTTTTTTCATGCAAATGGTACAATTTAATTATTAGCTCACTAATAGGATTCTTTTTATAACTTCCAATCAATTCTGAATTTTGAATAAACAATAATTCTTTATTGATTATTTTAGTCATTGTCTTAAAAAAATTACCGTTTTTTATTGTTGCCGATATTTGTTCCAGAGGTATCTCCGTATAAATAAAAAGGTCAACACATTGAACCAGCATTAATTCAACGGCAAAAGTTTTGTCTTTGGCGTATAATTCACAGTACTTGACAATCTTTTGCCCGCTCGGGTAAATTAACTCAGCTACATGAACATTTTCTTTTGATTTTTCTACTTCTCTTTTTTGCTTTTCATTTCCGCAAAAAGGGCAAATTATTATAGTAGCTGGAATAATCATGTCACATTCGACGCAAAAAGTAATATTCTCCAAAGCTTCTTTTTTAGGTAGACATGCGCTTTCATAATAAAAATGTTCGGCCCAGTTAACCGGATTGCTCCATTTTCCAAAGGTATCGACATTGCCACCAAGATCAATAAGAAGAAATTTGTCTTTAAATATCTTTTTTGTTGCTCGACCGCCTCGCCCCACCATCTGATGAAACTTTGATAAAGACGCTGTTGACATTGACAGTAACACCGCTTCAATTGTTGGCTCATCAAAACCAGTTGTGAACACCCCTGTATTAATTAATATAGCGTCACTCGTATCTTTATACCATTGCAAACATTCCGTTCTGCTACCGCTTTCTTCTTTGTTAACGCTGTCAAATATGCGTGCATTCTCGTAACCCTTCTCCTTAAAATCTTGCAACAAAGATAAATTATCTTTTGTCGATGCTGTAAAGATAATCGTTTTTTTACCCTTAGCAAATTTTTCGTAATTTGTAACAGCGCACATTTTTTTTGCGTGATTGTTAGCCCCCTTAAAATCATTTGTCTTGTTGTCAATTGACAAGCTAGAGCGATCAATTTGAGTATCTCTAAAGATTAATTCGGGAACCAAATTACCGTCTTCAATTAAATTTTCAATTGCGTAACCTTGAATAAAATTTTTATATATCTTATGCAATCCAAATTTTTGAGTATATTCCATTTCTTTGCCTTTGCCAATATTTCTAATTGTTTTTTCGGTTATTATTGTAGCTGGGGTTGCTGTGACCCCTAGAATTTTAACGTGAGGAAAATGTACAAAAATCTTTTCAAAAAATAGCAAATGACACTCGTCAACTATTATAAGATCAATTTTAGGCAAAAAGTAAGGATTCTTTTTTAATCGATTAGCGATAGTTTCAACCATAGCCACATATACCTGTGACGAATGATTAAGATACTTTTTGGTAGCTACTACAGCTTCAGACTTCACTCCAATTTGATAAAGTGTATTGACAGTTTGTTGAATGAGTTCGGTTCTGTGCGCCATAATTAAAATGCGCTTGTTGCTGCTGCCTATAAACTGTTTTGCAAGAAAAGAAAACAATGCCGTTTTGCCCCCGCCAGTTGCTAGGGAATAGCATATTCGTTCAACTGTCTCAAACTTTTTTAAAATTTCATTTACGGCTTGTTTTTGATATGGTCTTGGCTTCATTTTTCTATATTTAAGCAACAAAGATAACACAACAGAAAAGATATATTTGTTAATAAAATGTTAAAAGTTTTATTTATCCAATCTACCTATATATCTTTGCTTAAAACAAATTAGATATGGAAAATACAATCGAGTACTTGCTGTTAAGAATTGCAGCTTTAGAAAAAGAAAATGAATTACTACAATTAGAATTGCATCGTGCAGCTCTGCAAATTTTAGTAAAAGATCCAATTTTTGAACAACCAATAAAAAAATAATATGAAAGCAATATTAAAATCAATCGAGCTACAAGACTTCAAAGGAATTGAGTACAAAAAATTAGAGTTAGACCCAATCACAAACATGATTGAGTTGCCAAACGGATTTGGAAAGACAACTATCTACGACGCTTATTGCTGGGTAATATTTAGCAAGAATAGCACGCAGTCGTCTAGATTCCAAATTGAGCCTTACAACAAAGAAAACCCAAAGACAAAAGTTACTTTGATTTTAGATGTAGACGGTTCGGAGGTTGTTTTAGCAAAAGAAATAGGCAAGTGTTACTATAATGGTTTAGAGGTAAAAAAGAACGTTTACGAGGATCTTTTGTCAAACATCTACAATGTAGAGACTTTGGAATTTTTGTCTAATCCTTTGGCGTTCATGTCGCTTAATTGGGAGGTAAGAAGAAATTATCTTACTGGATTGTTTTGCGAAAAAGTTTCTGAAGACAGCGAGTTTTCTTGGCTTATGAAATCAATGTCGATTTCTGATATTCGCAAGTCAAAAACTAAGCAGAAAAAAGAAGCTATGGACTTGCTCAAAAAGTCTGGAATTATTATTGAAACGCATCTTAAAAGCATTAGCGAAGTTGTGACGATTGATTATGTTGATTTAAAATTACAACTAGAACAAAAGTCTAACGAATTAGAAAAAGCTAGCAATTATGACTGGTCCGTTTACTATGATGTTGACACTAAATTTAAGACAGCGACAAGGCTTTACGCTGGATTAGTAGCGCAATACAAAGAAGCAGAACTCAAACTAAAAGTTGAGAATGATTCTAATCTAGAAGATAGTACCGGTTGTAGCTTGTGCGGAACTAGAATAACTCAAAAATTGTTTGATGAGTTAAAAACCTCTAAAACAGTCAAGCTATTTGATTCTATTGCTGACTTAAAAGATCAGATCATTGCAAAAAGAGACTCAAATAAAATATTAAAAGATAAGTTCCAAGCATTAGAATTAAGCAAACCAAACGAAACGACTACTTTAGTTATTTCTGAATTGAAAAAAGGTATCGATTTTTTAAAAATACAAATAAGCAAAGAGAATGACGTAGCATTGCTCAAAGACAAGATAGCTAAGGAACAGAAAGACTTGGACGCGCAAACAGCCTTAGTTATGTCAATTGAAGGCTTAATGGATCGCTTTAATACTTTTCTTACTGATAACTATTTCAAGTCAATTAACGAAAATTTTGAAGGATTGTTTTTTGATGTTGAAAACGAATGTAAATTAACAAACGCATCCGGAACCGAATTCAAAGATTTTTCTTTGTCAGAAAAAATTAACACCGGTGTTCAGATTGTTGCTGTATTGAGTAAAAAGATAGGTTTACAGTTCCCTATATGGGTTGACAATAGAGAAAGCGTAAGTGAATTGTTTAATATTGATACCCAAGTAATTAATCTAAAAGTAAAATAAAATGATAAGAGATTTTTGGACCACAAATTTAAATCCCGTGACTATGCAGCCACGGGAAAATATGCCGCGATCTACAGACTTTGAAGGCCCGCAAAATGAATTAAGACACACAATTAGAGATCTTAATGTTGACGAGAAATACATTAGTCAATCATTGGCAATGGATATTTTAAATTTAGGCGCTAAAAAAATTAAGTCTTCAATTGAAGACTTAGGCATTGAAATTGAAATAAGTGTTTTTAATAAAAAAAGATTTTATAAAAGATGCGATATACAAGCTATACAAGCTGCACAGTCTGTTAAAAAACAAGATACATCTCTTTGGATTAGTAGCAAAGATTTAAGGCAAGAATTAGGACTAAATACCATGCAGTTATGGACCTTAGCGGTCAAAAATAAATGGAAAAAGAAAAAGTTAAACGGTAATGTAAATCACTTTTTAATAAGCGAAGTGTTAACGTAATGTTAAAAAAATAGTATTATTGCTAGGTAATAGTTACCTTAGCAGTTCACAATTCAATAAATAAGTTATGGAAGATTTAAAACAAAGATTTTTAGAAAAAGTTCAAAATTACGGTTGCAAAAATGATAGTTTAGCAGTCAATTATTTCACAAGATTAAATGCAGAATTACCAAAATCTTTTCCAGTAAAAACGTGGCAAAATATAAATTTTGATGACTTTTTATCGAAGTCAATTGCCTATGCAAATATAGGTATAGACCCGTTGGCTCCAAAAACATTGTCTTTTACTTTGTTTGCAAATAAATTTACCGGAAAAACAGATGTGGTATTTATTCAAGATGTAAAATGCATGGAAATTATCGCAAGAAGATATGGAGTTAATTGCCCGGTTAATATTACTGTCGAATTAATTTACTCAACGGATAAATTTGCGTTAGTAAAAAAAGATCTTACTAATCCGTCAGACGGCTACGCTTTATCAGTTACCAATGCTTTTGAACGTGGCGAAATAATTGGCGGAGTTTCATTGTCTGAGTATGAAAATCCAATCTACAATAAAGTTCGATTAATGTCGTTAAAAGAGATTGAAAAGCGTGTACGTACAACTGACAGCAAAGGCGCAGCTACATCTTTCTGGAGAGATTTTAAACCAGAAATGTGCGAAAAGACAATCGGAAAAAATGCTTGGTCAAAAGTAGCACTAGACACAACTGATTTAGCAGAATTTTATTCCGCAACAATTCAAGAAAACATTCCCGAAGAGTACATTCCAGAATCAACTGATGACTTACCTTTTGATCCAGATAATGAACTGTAGTCTAAAAGTAATCGGAACAGGTAGCAAAGGAAATTGCTACCTGCTTACCGTTGGCGATGAAGTTCTAGTAATCGAGGCGGGCGTAAATTTTACAGCTATAAAAAAGGCTTTAAATTTTGATTTAAGTAAGGTTGTGGGAGTTTTGATTACTCACGAACACGGCGATCATAGTTGCGCTGTTAAAGACTTTCAAAAGTTTGGTAAAGATATTTATTGTACTGTCGGAACTGCGGAAGCTCTAAAGTTAAAAGACTATAAAATTAATTTCACAAATCATTGGTATGCTGTTGGTAATTTTGCAGTTTGCCCTTTTTCTACATTCCATGACGCTGCTGATCCATGCGGTTTTTTAATTGTATTTAACGGCAAAAGATTAGTATTTTTAACCGACAGTTCTGATCTACGAACTAAATTTGACGATGTTGACTATTGGATCATTGAAGCCAATTATTCGAATAAAAAGTTGCAAAAATCAGGATTGGACAATAAAATAAAAAAAAGAATACAAGACACTCACATGTCAATTGATAGGTGTAAAACTATTTTAGATTATCATAATGCAAAATTCGCAGTGCTTATTCATGCTAGTGAAAATCATGCTGATAAGAAGGAATTTATTAAAAAAATACCGTACGCGATAGTCGCTGAGAATGGTATGGAGATTGAATTGAATTAAAAAAACAAAAACAGCTGTTATGCGATTGGCTTTTTATTTATTAACTAATTAAATTTAAAAATATGATTACAGAGGAAAAATTTCAAGAAGCATTAAAAATTGTAAATGAATATATTTTACAATTAAATGCAGAAATAGAAAGAAAAGAAAATACAATAAAAAAAACAAAAGTAGAAGATTTTGTTTTAAAACATAGAGACAAAATAGGAAGTATAAAAGGCGTTAGAAGGCTTTTAAATTCTATGTCGGCTTATTCGGAGCATTTTCCATTTGTAGAGGATATTTTGGCAAAAGGAAAAGGTAATGTATATATTAGAGGATTTGGAGAAGAATCTTGGGATGTTCTTCAGTTTTTGCTTTCCAACCAATCTGACGAATAACGGCTGACGCTATAAGAAGGCAGGGATTAAGATGCACACCCTTTTAGCCTTACACAAATGATAATTAGTTGCACACCGCTTCAATTGCAGACCAAGCCCCTGCTTTTTTATAGCGTATGTTATAGGGCGTTTTTATTTAAAAATTATGAATACTGAATTTAAAAAAAAAGTTTCTCAATTATTCCTTAAAAAAATTGACACAACTTATTTAAAGGGTTCATGTGGGGAGTTGGGAGAATCTGTCAAAACAATTGACTACGACTACCTGAATGAACTTGTAAATGAAATAAGTGATATTGTTAGTGCTGATTATGAGCCAAAAAAATGTATCCCTGATGCTAAATATGTAAAAGATTTGGAGCATTTCAAAGATACAACTATTGGTTTATATGTAACCGACAAAGAGCCTGAACTATTATTTGAAGAAATATTTGTTCACTTAATTGAAAAAATAGGCATGGACGGAGAAAAGACATTTTCGGCGATGGATTATGATTATTATCGTGGATACTTTAACAAAGGTATAAAATTATTGATGTGGGAGATTTCTTAAATGCCCTATAACATTCGTATAGGCGCAGTTTTAATTGCGCTTATACCTTGTTATAATCATCTTCCAATTCCAAATTATAGCAAATAGAAAAGTAAAAAATAATCCAGTAAACCAAACCCAATATGATACACCATCACTTTGGGTTTTTTTATTCTTTATTGACTTATAAGTAGTAAGCGTTTTATAAATTGTTGCTAGTTTATATCTTACTGAATCAACTATTTTTAACTTACTAACCTCTTTATTGTTTTGAGTAAAAGTTTCCTTTAAACCGTCTTTTTCTCTTGTGTAAACGAAACCTTTGTCATTGTTGTATTCTCGATACAACATTTTAAAATCAGATAAATCTATAAGCGAGCTTGTGTCTACTAATTTTATTTTTTCTACTTCTTTAATTTGCTCTGTTTTTCTAGTACCGCATCCAACCACTAATGCCACCAAAAAGATACCAACTAATTTTTTCATATAAATTTTTCATAATAATGTTTTCTTAATCTACTGCAAATTACGTGCCAAAGTATTGTTTAACCTCTGACTTTCTACGTCCTATTAATTCTTTGTCTTTTGTCCACATCATAATAGCTGCTGCTATTTTAGGGTCATTTGGATTTATATTGACTAGTTTTAAAAATGTAGAACTAGAGAATCCTTTCTTTCCAATATTATATGCAATTGAAACAAGTGCATTAAATTGGTCCTGATTAACTGCTGATGTTACTTTGCTGTTTACATACTTGCCAAAATCATCAGCAACAAATAAACTTAATTTATTAGCTTCTTTTAAACAAAGTGACGCATCGCTCATCTTTACGCTTCTGCCATCCAAGTAATAAGTGTTGCCCATTGCAATAGTGGGTATTCCTTTAGTATCCAAATATGGCTTTAATCTTAATCCTTCTCTTAAATGTAAAGCTGTCAATCCCTTGTCATTTACTCTCATATCTTTTTTTTTAAACCGTTGCAAATACTTTGTAGGTCTTTATATTTTTTTTCTAAATCTCTAAACTTTTTTTCCCAAGCTTCTGAACTTTCAAGCAAAGTTAAATTTATCGATTCTAATTTTTCTAGCCGATTAAGCAACTTTTTATATTGCAAATCCTGATCTTTAATCCAAGAGTTATAGTTTTCCCGCATTGCCGTTGAAGCGTCAGACTGCTCTTTTTTTTCTGCAATATTACTTGTTCTTCGCCCAGTAATAAATAAAATTATTCCTGTAAATATAGCCCCAATTATTTGAATAGTATCCTGCATTTTTTAAAGATATAAAAAACGGGGATAATTAATCCCCGTTTAAGAGTTTATTTTTTTGTTCCTGTAACTCCTGCATCCTTAGAAACTATAAGTCCAAGCGATACGGCTATTGTAGTAATTGCAGTTGCTACTTCTGACGTAATGTAGCCCATTTGAACGGCTACTAATAAGATTGCTACGGCTATTCCCGCAACTGTTGTTTTCCAATTTTTCATTTTATTTTTGTTTTAATTATATACTCTTATTTCTATTGAGGTGCTTTGTATTCTACCATCAAAAGGAGTGCTACCAAACCATGATGTTACAGCAATTATGTCTGAATCAAATCTACTTGCACCAATTTGATCTTCATAAGAAGCAACCGATTGTGATGTTACAACAAAAGTTTTATTTAAAGTAAATGCAGAAGATAATGTGCCAGCATAAACTCCTGCTGTGCTTCTTGTCCATACAACCGTACCTCCCAAAGTATTTTCTAAAACAGTAGCTACAGGCGCACTTGAACCTGTTTGAGTTAATAAAGCAACGTATATTTTATAGGGTTTTATTGCTTGAACAAAAGCTGTTGTAGCTATTTGAGTGGTATTTGTTCCTGTTGCTGCCGTTGGTGCTGTTGGTGTACCTGTCAATGCTGCTGAACCGTTGAATGAGGTTGCTGATACTGTCCCGCTAAACTTACCATTACCTACTACGTCAATGTTTGCTGTTGGGTTGGGTTGGTTTATTCCTACAAAGCCGTTAGGTAATTCAGTGACATTGCTATCCACAATAGATTTACTTCCTCCAAATTTAGAAAGTTTATTTACTGTTCCAAAACCGCCGATTTTATCATTTAATAAAAGGTCAACTTGTGATTTAATAACTAACTGTGATGGATTTACTGCTGCAACTGATGTGGGCTGCTTTAAAAAATTTATATTTTGATAGAAAGTTCCTTGATTAGACGTGTTGTTTATGTTAAAATATGGAATATTGTTAACGGCATTTTGAATAAAAAAACCTGAGCCAATTTGAGCTAATAACATACTACTACTTGCGCTTGTTAGTTGCAACACCCCTGCCCCACTATCGCCTTTTATTTCAGCTTCTTTTTTAAATAAATATTTGTTGTCTGCATTTATAACTAGGTTATTTATTATGGTATTGCCCGTAATCTTATTTCCAAAAAACAATATATCTTTTGTGTTTAAAAAACCATAATTTACAGTGCCGCAATCGTCAAAAACATTAGATGTTATTGATTGCTTATTCATTTGCCAAGTTTGATTTATGCCTATATCATTGGAAATTTTAGAATAGTTTTTAAAATAATTACCTGTAACTATTACTCTTTCATTATCTCCATAAGGTTCACTGGCTTGTGCAGTAAAATCATAACAGTACGCTAATCCACTTCCCTCAAAATAATTGCCAGAAACTATAAGCTTGCCAGCGTTCCAAGATTGTTCTATAACCGCTAAGGAATGCCCAGTTAAAGTTGGGTCTAAAATATTAGTTTCAAACGCATGATTTCCGATTACTGAACTACCCATAAAAGTTTCGCCCAAAACAGCAGCGGGCGAGCTTAAATGAAAAAAAGACCCATTTAAAGCTCTAGCATAATTATTTACTATCTTAACTCCCTGACCTACTATGTTTTCATTAGGTATGTTAATAAAAGTGCAATTTTCTATTATTGAACCAAAACCAAAAATATTTATAGAAGTATTAAAATACCAAAAATAATTCGCTGTATTATTCGCTTTATTGCCGTCAATATTTAGCTCTAAAATTTTTGCAACTCCTGGTGTTGGATACTGCCTTGTTTCAATTAAATTATATACCTTTCTAATATTAAAACCAGCATTATAATCCCTTTCTGGACCTTCTATAAAAGATCCTATTCTAAAATCTAAAGTAATTAAATTTCCATTTATTGCCGTTATCTTTCTTTTAGTAGTTGTATTCAATCGCCCATTCCCATTATATAAATGCACTTCGTCCCCTAATTTCCAGTCGTTTGGAATTGCATTTATACTTAATGAAGTACTAAAACTATTTGCATCGTTTAATAAAGTACTTTTGCTTTCGTTTCCTCTTTTTAAAGTTGCCGAATTTCCATATATAGTTTGATTGTCTTTTAAATTTAATTGATTTTTTATTAAATAATTCCCTTTGTTAAAATCAATAATACCTCCGATTCCTGCTGCATCAATAGCGTTTTGAATCTGCAATGACTCATCGATAATTCCAAAACCTAAAGCCCCAAAGTCTTTAACGTTAACCCTATTTTTGGTTTGCTTACCGTCCAAACTTGTTTGTAAATCTGTTACAGTTGAAATTGCTTGTACGCCCGTATGCGTGGTTCTATCTCGTAGCTGTGCATCTGTGCTATTTGCTGTTGCGCCTGTAGCTACACTGTTTAATTTTACCTTATCACTTGCATTCAGCAAGCCCGCTTCTGTTGTCGTTGCTTGAGGGACTACGGGACCGCTACCCGTAGAACTAAGTAATTGAAAAGTGTTCGCATTTTTATTTCCAATACTAATATTAGTATTCAGCGTACTTTTTAGAATAAATCCTAATTCTTTTGTCGTTGCGTCTTGAACGGTTACCCTAGTTGCGGATGATTTTTCAGTTGCGTTTGTCAATAAAATATTCTCAATTGGCGTTGCATCCGCACTTTGAGAAATTGCCAAATATGGCAAAATAAGTAATAATAAAAGTAATTTTTTCATAATTTAAAAGAAGTTTATTTGAATTCTGTTACCTGTAACCATTGTTTTTGTAATTGTTAGTTGATTATCTATTTGACTGTACTCGCCGCCCTGAGCAACCGTTCCTTCGTATAATTCTATTCTATTTAATAGCACTCTATCAACTGTTAACCCTAAAGGTACTGTAAAAACGCTTGTACCTGCAAATATTTCTATTTGTGCCGCATTTCTTGTTAAACTAAAAAATAATTCTTTTCCTTTTACATAGTCGTCGGCCGTTTCATCTTCTTGAAGTAAATCCGCTTGTACGTTTACTTCGGCACCTGCTGCAATTCCCGCTAATTTTTCTTGTAAGAGAGTTGTAAAGTCATTTGATGACAAACCTTTTCCAGATTCTTTATCAACTTTTTGATCATATAACTCTAACGTCATTGCGTTAATTAGAGTGATTGCCGCTCGTAAAGTATCACCTAATCCATTATTAGGACTGCTTGTGTTTATGACTACTCTACTCATGGTTTTCTCCAATTAAAATTAGACTTTGCTCTTAACGTACTAGGAGCTGGTCGTTCTGGTAAATTTAATAAATCTAAATAAGTCACCATTCTAATCTCAAGACCTACCGCTAATTTTAAATATCGATCAGCCATTTTTTTAAGATCCTCGGGTGTCTGCTGCGTTTTTTCTGGAGTTACTAAATAAGCACCACTTTGTGAAACTTTTACAATACCTAGTTGCAGGTAAAAAGAACAAGTAAAGTATGCTAAAATTATTTCTATGTAGTCATTGTATAATAGCAAATAATTTCCTTGCAATCCTGCAACGGAAGAATAATCAGTGACAATTTTTAAATATAACGCATCGCCTAGTATTCTTTTTATCTCATTATTTTGAGCCATAAAAATAAAAGGCGAAATAGTGTCATTATCAATGTTTGCGTCAAATCCGCTTAATTTTGAAATGCTAGATATGTCTGTTAATAATTTACTCATTTTCTGGTGATGTTTTTGAAACAATTACTTTTTCCTGACCAAAATTTACAAAGTCAATATCACAATTAGGATTTATTTTTTTAAATATTAAATTAAAATCGTCCAGCAATATCTCACGCAATGGATTAATAGTTCCTAAATATAAAGAATCTGTAGCCATGGCTATCTCGTCAGCATTGCTACTAAAACCGCTACTTCCGGGTCTTGAAAATAAAATATTCATTGCTTGGTGTGCGGCCATCAACTTAAACTCTGCCGTCTCGTCATAAGTGACAAACTGCTCGTTTCTGCCACGTGGTTCGATTGTATCAATTATGATTGCATCTTGTGGACCATCATTCAAGGATATTATTACACCGTCACCATTTTTTGTGCCGATATAATCTTCTTTAACCTTTGTTTTAATATCCTCTTCTTCTTCCTTTAAAATCATCCCCGCATTATTGACGTTAATGATTGTTTTGCCTTGGAAACCTCGCGTAATATGATTAACGGCGTCATCAATTAATGCGCTTTCAATTTGAGCGCTTTTAAACCCACTAAACCAATCAGGGAAAGGGAAAAAAGGCTCAGACGATAAAGTTTTAATGTGAATTATTTCAATTGCATTTTCGTTTGTATGCCTTGAGAACTTAGGCACAAATGAAGGCACAAACTTTGTCTTTTCGGTATAATCAAATGAATACCAGTAGCCTGTGACGTCCATGTAGTCAGAACTCTTTTTATTTATGTCAATCTGCAGACCAACTCTAACAGTGGGTGTATGCTTGATTTTAATTGGTTTACCCGCAAGGTTTATGACCTGGGGGAATGCGCTTCCGTCTCGCTTAAAATCAAGGCAAATCATTCTAAGATCAGCTTTACTGATAAAATCATGCGGGTTTAAAGATCCGCTTTTGTCAATTAATCCATTACCTACAATATAATTGACAATTGTCTTAATTATAAATGCATTGGTCGGGCTGTCATCATACGAGTCGCGATACTTCTTAAAGTTATTGTTATTCTCTCCGTTTAAAGTGTATTTTTGCGCTAAATTTGCCTTAGTAATGCCTTTATCGTATGCTGAATGTTCGGTATATGATACTCTTTTATTAGCCATTTAGTTGTAGAATTTTGTATTTAAGATTTTAGAGTAATTTTGCACACTTTCTGTTTCTCCTACGATTAAAATCTTGCCTAAAGATACTATTTTTTCGCTAATATTCTCTATTAAAGTGTAGCTAATTTTGTCGCCAACGGCTGATACTGGGAAAGTTGCAAAAGTAATCTTGTAATTTTCGTTGTCTAACAATGTAACTGTTGCTATTATCTGGCTAGCCACCTTTGTATTTTCATTAATTAGCAAAAATCTAAGCTGTTTTGATAGGTCTAGAATGTATCTAGGCACTATTTCAAATGATGGGGTTAAGTTTTGTCTTAGTATGTCCATAAGTTAAATAAATGTTAAAAAATTATATATGTAGAATTATAGCGTATCTTTGACTCAACAAATAAAAACAATCGTTATGAAAACTTCAACACTATTAAAAAGAATTGAAAAATTAGAATTAAGAAAAAACACATTAGTTTACGGTATGATTAATAATCTTTCAACTGGAGATATTATAAGACCTGTCTTTTCTCAAGGCCGCACTTGGAAACATTCATCTTTAGTTGATAAGTCAAGAGAATTAATTACTGTATTAACCCTTTTAAAATTAAAATTCGAAACAGGAAACGACGCTCCTAGAGGTGGTCAAACTGGATATCTTGTAAAAATAATAACTAAAATAAATTAAAAAACGCGCTGCCAGACACAGCGCGTTCTAATTACGCAATAAGTCCCTCCTTTAAACTATTGGCAATAATGCTGCATTGTACGCCGTTACTCCCGCTGGTGCTAAGGTATAGGCTAAATCAATTTCTTTTGAATTAATTGTAACGGTAAAACCTTGAGAGTCTGATCCGCTTACTAATGTCATTACATCGCATCCGTTTAAAGATCCAAGTACACGAATAACTCCGTTGTAATCTTCAATAAAGATGGTTTTTAAAATGCCTGAATCTGTTTGAATCTCGTTTCTTAAAGTCAGATCATTACCCGGAATAAAAAAAGTATTTACGCCTACATACTCGTTGGTTCTGGTTGCTTCATCAAACGTTCCTGTTTCAACTAGATTGTTTGCAGTTGCTCTAACCTCTACTCGGGCAATAGATAACGCGCCCATAATTGCAGGTAATGCAACCACACCCGCAACTGTATTTACAACTGGTGTGGATGCAAGGAAAGGTGCGAAAGACACAGCTTTAATTCCCTTCATTGGAGCCTTTCGGCTTATTAATCTTGATTTTGTAAGGCTCATAATTAAAGTGCTTTTACGTAAATGTTCACGGTTGCTTTATAAGATACCGCTGCATTTGTTAGATAATTTGGATCATTAAAATTACCTACTTCAACATTTGTTGTAAGCGAAATTAATTGTCCGTAAGTTGTTACCGTTGCTGTTGCTAAAAAATCTAAAGCTATTAGATCAACAATTTGCTTATTAATTCCGATTGTTGAATGGTTAAAGATGGCTAGCATTGTAGCCTGTGGAGTTGCTGCTTCTACTGTTGTTTTTAAAATGCTTAACGTTACCGTTCGAACATATTCAAAATCATTAAAAGCCGCCACCGTTGGTCTAGTATAACCTACTGGTATCTGTAAATCTGATAGGGAATTCAATGCCCCTAAATTTGAAATGGCCATATATTTTTTGTTTTAAAAGGGGTAATTTTCATACCCCTATTATTTACTATCCTCCGTAAAGCACACCGTCAGGGTGCGACATTACAGTTGCATCTAAAGTGTAGATTGTTCGAACAAACATTACATCACTATCGTTCGCTACTTTTCCAGTTTCGAATGAAGCCACATCTGATAAAGAATCAGTACTCAAAAAGATAACTGAAGGTCTTTGAACGTACACAAAACCTGTTGGGAATGGAACGAACTCTATAACAACTCCATTGAATGAAATTATTTCTGCTTTTCCTGTGCCAGTAACTAAGAAGTTCACTTGTTGCGCTGCTCCTACTGCATTGTTTGCAGTCAATATTAATTGCCTGTGCGCGTAAGGTGCGTACATAACTGGTAATTCTGGAGCTTCAAAACTTTCTGGCTTTACCGCTGCAAAAATCTTTCCGTACTCAGCCGCAATGTTTGACGCTGTTACTGTAGTTCCTGCTACTTTAATGTAAGCCCCCAAAGCTACTTCGTCAAACAATACTCTTGACAAAACTCCGTCTACTCCTGCTGGATCAGCTGTATATCCTGCTGCTGCTGCTTTTGCAGATGCAGAAATACTACCTTGTCCGGCTCCAGCTGTTAATCCCGCAATTGATGTTTGAGCACCTGCGGAAAATGCTGACCAAAATTTTAATTGAGCATCTTGTGAAGTTTTTGGTCCTGTTAATTGTAGAACCTGAGTATTAAACTCGTTGCTATCAATGTTGAAAGCTCCAGCCGCCATGTCCTTATTAAAACGAGACTGTCTTAACGCTTCCATCTTAAACGTGTACTTGTACTCGATTTTTTTAGGATTAGCGACACGATCTCTTAAAACTGGTCCACCGCTTGAAGCTAATGCTTCTCCTGTATAGGCTTGACCTACTACATTTACGGAAGTTTCCGTGATAATTGTCGATGCTTTTACGTCATCGGCAAAGTTTACAATACCTTTTTCAACCGTTTTGTTGGCAAAAAAGATTTCTTGAATAATAGGGGAGACTGCTTCTCCCCTAAGTGCTACTGGGCTGTAAGTTAATGCCATAGTTGTCTAATTTATTTGTTTTTTTAATTTTTAAGTGAAATACGCTATCCCACTTATTGTTCCTAAGTTATTTAATGTTCTAGTAACAATAGCCCGAATATATCTATTCCTTAATCCTGAAAAAGGAATTGTAAAAACACTATTGCCTGAGCTTGCTGTTTGAGATGTTGTTTCAAGAGAATCCCAATTAATACCATCGTTAGATTCTTGCATTGAAATCACAACATCACCGGTACCTATTGAAGTTGTTTTAACTTGTAAGCCAACAGTTGCGGGATTGTATCTAATAGGTAACGTTTCCATGTCAACTGTATCGCCTGTAAAAGCGACTCCCGCAGGTGTTCCAGCCGGTATCATTTGAATTATCGTTCCCATTTACTTAGCTTTTTTGTCGCGGTATCTTTCCAATGCGCTCATTTCTTCAACGTTTTTCCCGTCAGAAGTTGCTTTCAATCCCTTCTTTAACTCCTCAGTCATTTCTATTGATACCTTTTTAATGGCAGCGTTTTCTTTTGACATCATAGTGTTACCCTCTTTTAGTGCTACAATTTGAGCTTTAAGATCATTGTTTTCGGCTTGCAAATCGTCCATCATTTTTGTCATGTCTGGTTTAGGATCTTCAGCTGCATCTTCTTCTACAAATGGAACCGCATCAATAACAAATCCGTTCTCGTCGGTTGTCATTACTAAGCCGTCAATTGTTTCGGTAATACCTGCAAATGGCACTCCGTCAATGTCAGTAAGCAAACCCCCAATTTCTTTTTTGTCTAGGTAATAGGCTTTTTCGCCCACCATGTACATGTCTCCTAAGGCCTCGGCCATAAGTACTTTCTTAACTCTTGCGTTAAATTCTTCGTCTGTCATTTGTATCTTGTTTTCTTCTGTTAATACTGGTTCTAAGTATGCTTCTATTGAAAAGCCCATTATTTTTTTTGCTTTTACGTCCTCCCAAACTTCCGCGTTGTCAACCTTCTGAGCCAACACCCAGTCGCCTTTTCTAACTTCAAGACCTAATAATGTACCCTTATCTTTTTCGGGATCTTTCACTATCCAGCTTTCAAAACAATACATGTCACTTCTGATTTTTCCATCATGGTTAACAGTAGCTCCGTTGTGACTATTATTTTTAAAAAAGTTTTGCTGCAAATTCTCAACCGTTTCCTCGCTGTAAAATACCATTGCGGGCTCTCCGTTTATATCTTTTCTTGGGATTAAAATGTTTGGTCTCATCGCAACTGAATAAATCACTTGCTTTTCTTCATCTGCAAATTGCAGCAATTTTGATTCGTCTTCAAACATTACTAGAGTAGTTCTTGTCGCAGGACTTTCAACCGTAGACATTCTAAAAACTCCTGTCTCTCCTTTCGTATATTGTAATTCGTATTTTTTCATAATAATTTTTAACAAAAAAAAGCCTGCCCGAGTATCAAATCAGGTAGGCTTTTTATTCACAATTTAAAAAACAATAGAGTAAAATGCATCTTCACATTTTTTTGGATATGTAAATATAGTTATAATTTGTAAACTATACAAAAAAAAACTCTATAAAATTAATTATAGAGCTTTTGTATTATTTTTTCTTAGGATTAATTAATACATATAATCTAGTTATCGTAATATATAATCACACAGTCTTCCGTGCTATCATCTTCAAAATAATATTTTTTTAATTCTATTTCTTCATTTCCAATACTAATGTGAAAATGATACCAATTGTTTTTTTTATCACGTTGCGGCACTACCTTGTTCTTATTGTCATCTATCTCCGCGTGTCTTAAATAAATGCATCCATCTTCAAGCTTATAAACTATTGCCTCATTAAAAAAAGAAGATTTTGAAAATATTTGCACATTAAAACATGAGTTTCCTTTACATAATGTAAGACTATTAATAGCACCGTATATAGGCGTTTTTTCATTATTTTTTTCCATAAGTTCTATAAATTATAAAAGCACCTTTATAGAGGTGCTTTAGATTTTGAATTGAAACGTATGTATTTATACGTTGGTACAAATATAAGTATAAATCATTATTGTAAACAAGAACTTTAACATTTTATTATTATTTAAAAACTATTCTTATTAACTAATACTAACACTTCTTTTTGTGCTTTATTTATATCAGCCACGTTTACACTGACCAATATTGGTGGTTGATCCGCTTGTGCTCGCCCTAAACTCTGACCGATTTGATTTTCAGCTGTATTGTTAAATGCTACTGGCGGCGGTGCAGATACTCTACCTCCACCACCGCCGCCGCCTACACTTGAACCGCTTACGCTACCGCCACCACCTAGTGCGCTTAATCCTTTTGCGGTTGCGGCAATTATTCCAGCTATTCCAATACCCGCGCTAATTGTATTTTGTGTTACTAAAGCTGCTGCAGCTGCTACTGATGCCCCCGCCGTTGGGATAGCTAATGCCGCTCCTGACGCTGTCGCCGCAATGTTTGAAGCGTTTGTATTAACTACTGCTTTAGCAATTCCAACAGCTCCATCCGCAATTAATGCGCCTTTTTGTATAGCTTTATTTCTGCTAAATAAATTAGCAATCAAAGAAATTCCTGCTGATATATTCTCGTTAGCTTTTTGCCTAATTGTCTTTTTAGTGTCTTCTAAAAACCTCTCTACTTCAATTTGTTTTTCAGCCGCTAACTTTGCCTTATCCGCTTCACTTGCAAAAAACTGATCATTTAATTCTGCTAAAACTCTTTTATGCTCAATCTCAACTTCCTCAGTCCCTAAATTTGCTAATTTTAACGCTTCTAATTTTATCGCATAAGCTTCATTTTCTGCCTGTACTTTTAATTCATTTTCAGATAGCAGCGCATTAGCTGTCGCCTTGGCAGCATCTGCTTGTACTTTTAATGCTTCATCAAAAGATTTCTCATTGTCTAATGCAATTTTATTAAGTCTGTCAGTTTCTGCTTGTCTAATAGTTAAATCTATTGCATTTTGTTCTTCCCTTGCTTTATCCCTTAATGCTTTTGCTTCCGAATTTCTTTTTTCTTGTGCGGTTTTTTCAAGATCGTTAATAACTTTATTTTTTTCATTAACTTCTTTTCTTTGTGCTTCGTGATATATTTTGACACTTTCCGCTTCGCTAAATCTACCCTCGCTAATTCTGCTAAAATGCTCATTCCTTAATTCAATTTCTTTTTTTTGCGCTTCAGATAATGTTGATGCGTTGCGCTCTAAATATCTTTGATTTTGTGCTAATGATTTTTCAGCTTGTTCTTTCGATTTTGTAATTGCTCTGTCAGTTTCTGAGGTTATTCCAACAAAATCCGTAATGCTATTAATTATATTTTTTATCGTAGCACCTACACTTGCCAATGCAGGAACAAAATTTAAAACAACTGCTTTTACTTTATCAAAGTTTTGAACTAATGCTACAACCCCAACTACTAATAATCCTATTCCTGTGGCAGCTATTGCTCCTTTTAAAAACTTAAAACTTGTTGATGTAGCATCTACTGAACCACCAAACAATTTAGTGGCTATTGTGGCTAATCCTGTGGCCGCAGCGTTTGCCTTATTTACAATTGTACTGTCGACAACTAAAGATTTCAATACCCTGAATTGACCGCCTAATTCTGAAACGCTACTAATTGCGTCAGCAAAAGCCATGGCACTTTGAACTTTTAATAATGCTTTTTCGGTGTCTTCGGATTGATCGCCAAATAATGCCATTCCAGCAGTGACTCCTTGAACTCCTACGGCTGCTATTTGAGCTGCGCCACCTAGCTTTTGCCCTAAGGTCGTGGCTGCTGCGTCAACCGTCCTGTCTGTTTCAATTTGTATTTTTCTGTAATTTGCAACGCTGGCCAAAAGTAGCTTATACTCCTCGCTTGCGGTTTGTCCAGCTAATGCTAATTCGTACAGCCTGTCTTCGGCTTCTCCCATTCTAGCAGTAAGCGGCTTAATATCTCCGTAAACCTGCTCAAATGTTTGATCTAAGTCTTTGAATGCCTTTCCAGTTGATTTGGCACTCTCCTCTACTTGATCAAGTGACCCACCTAATTTGCTTGTTTCTACGCTTGCTTTTTGGGCGTTTGTGTCAAATATAATTTTAACTTTTCTTTCTTGTTCTGCCATATTAAAAATTTAAACCCGTTAATTTTGTCTTTCCGTCTGTCAAACTTATCGCCACATCAACTAATTGATACCTTTGTTCGCTTATAATAAATTCGTTTTGAGCTCTAAAACCTGTTGGAATGTTACTTTCGCCTTGTGCAAGATTGCTAAAATTCAAAAATATTTCGTTTGCTGGTAAATTCAGCACAAACTCACTCTTATATGTATTGGGATCTAATAGCAATTCAATAAAACTATTGTAATAATTTAAAAATAAAGAATCTGTGTCTATGCCTATTGCTCCAAAAGCTAAGGTTTTACCATTAAATGAATTGCGGTAACTAGCTTCTAGCAACCCATACAAAGGTTGGTTTATTGTCGGCGTATATTCGATTGACACAGGATTAAAATCAAGCCCTTTGGACTGCAAATAAAACAAAGTGAACTCTTCGTAAACTGGTTTATACCTAACAGCACCGCTATCCAATACAGTTGGCGTGTCTTTTGAGAACCCGTAACAACTTTTAACTCCAGACGGATGGCTAATTAAAATGCGCTGATTCATAATACTGTATTCGGTTTTAATCTCATACTTTGTTGGTTTGGGCACGGTCACTAATGGATAGACTAGTGAGCCAAAAGTTTCGCCATTAAAATATGTTCCGTCAAAATACTTTGAAGTGAAAGGAGTAAATGAATACAAATTATACTCGTTTGCTTTTTTCTTGTTTAATGTGGCTATATCAACGTATGAAGTATAATCCACTATTCTTTTTGAATACGGCTTGTTGTTTTCGTTAATATCTTCAGGCGTCAACCAGTACATTGATTGATCTGGTAGTCCTGTCGACACAACAGAGATGTTAAATGTTTTAAAAAAGTCTCGCAAAAAGTCAGTACATTTCTTTTTTGGTAAGGCTGTAATTAAATTAAATTTATTACCGCCTAATGTGCTGGATTCTGTGTAATTACTCGACGTATGCGAATAGTTTGCCCTTGCTTCTCTAGGTCCAAAAATATTTCTTCTTGGGTAATCAAATCTTTGTATTGTTTGGTATTGCAAAAAATCCCACTTTAATAATGTAATTGGCATAATTTCAACGCGTAAAAACAAATCTCCATTTTGATCTAACATTGTTGGATTCTCTGCTCGAGTATCTGTTATACGAGAGGTAAAAATATTGCTTGTAATTTCTTGACTGTCTAAAATTATACCCGTTGCATTATTAATTAAATTTACTTTAATTTTTGTTTCTTGTCCTTCAAGAGAAATTAAATTATTAAAAATTACATTTACGTCAAAACCGTCCGACCATCCGCCCTGCTCTCCTGAGTTAGCGTTATTACGATCACATTTAAAAACTCCGGTAGATGGATTCGAAGTCATTAACCATTTTACATTTGCTAGATCAGGAACGTTTATTGCTCCTGATTCTCTTTTAAAATCATAACGAAGTGCAATAATTGGATTGTAATTAATTAACGGGAATGCTTTTGCATCAGGAACCACAAGACTTTCTGAGCTGCACCAAACAAAAATATCACGAACTTCTGGTCTTTCAAAAATTGGGCAAATTATTGGTGTACCTATTTTTAAAATTAAGTGTTCCATAATTGTTATAAAACTGACAGCTGGTCTAACTTCTGCTAATGATATTTGATTGACCGTCGCTGCTGTTCTAATTTCTTTGAACGCAATGTTATCAACAACATTAAGATTGTTTTTGTCGTATGTGAAAATTCTATTATTTGAAATAAAAGGGATGCCAAAGCGCATGGCGATATTAGTGCTAGGAATAAGAATATTAATTATTGATCTCATTCTATCACGTAAAGTAATATAATTCCATTCTACTTTTACGGCTTCATCAAATGCACCGTTAGCGTCTTGGAATAATGTTTGAACAGTTGTATCCCCAAGCCTATCTGTCAAACTAGTCAAGTTACTTGCAAAAGAAGTTTTTAAGGTTTTTTGATCTTGCAGTTCATAGTCAGACTCGTCAAAAGTAATTTTTCCAGATTGGAATAAAAATCCAGAAATATAAATCATTGAATCAAATTCGCCTGTCAAATTTGCACGTTGTATTTTTTCGTTTCCAATAAATCCACAAAGTATTTTATTTTTGTCTGTAGCTTTTAAATTAAAAGACTGAGTAAATGGACTAAAAATCTTTGAAATGTCACTAAGGTCCTTTGACGTTAATTTAAAATTAATAAGTTCCGTTGGCTCTACGTCTAGTAAATAAAAATTATTGTCAGTGTGCTTGATGTATATTTGGATCATGCTACAAGATATTATTTATAAAGTTGTTCGTTTCTTCAAATTCAAGATTGTAAGATATGGAACTTTTCTCATTTAATCTAGTCTTTATTGTGAAATCATTTCCAACAAATCTAACAGGAATTTGAGTAAATTTACTGTAAAATCCTAAATTATCAAGCGTTACAACATCACTATCTACAGTGATTGCTGTGTTGTCAACTGTAACAATCGTACTATCTACAGTAATGCCCGTCTGAACATCTGTAAAAACATTATCGCCAAATATAATTAGGTATATCTTTGAGCTACTTTTCAACTCACGAATCTGATAATTATTACTTTCGTCAATTAATCCAGTGTTAATAGCAAACTTTCTAAACCCGGTAGGAGATCCGTTTTGTTTTAAGTGCTGAATCTGACTATTAATCTGCAATGGGTTTCGGTAAGTGCTTGCAAACTCGTCTCTTTTGATTGGTTCCTGAGTGACAAACTTTCCAAAAGGAGTAAAAGTATCCCATAAACCTAATCTATTTATGTAAGCTAGCTTGCAAGTAACGCCTGTCTGCTGCAATCTTGTCGCTGGTACAAGTGTTTGCTGCAAGATTAAGCCATTGGCTCCAGATCCTGACTGCGAAGTCGCTGCGGTTGTAGTAAGATTAATAGTAAACTTGTCGTAATTGATTGATTTTGCAAACTTTCTGTCATTTTCCACGTCATTGTAACTACTGTAAGGGCCGCCTAATTGTTCAAATGAGTAACGATATCCAGAAGTAGCAAAGAAAGATCCTAATTGTTTTACGCTCTCTGTATCTACTTTGTAAACAATATGAAAGTAAACCCCTTCCCCCGCTGTCGTCGCTCCTGAAGTTGTGTTGTACGCATATTGGGGGTTATTTTTATTGAGGTTAGAGCTTGTAATAAATGCTTTAATTTCGTTGTGTAGTTCAATTGCAATGTATTTGTCTGCTGGAGAAACTTTTTTCACATTGTTAAAAACAAGTCGTGGCGTATTTGGAAGGTCATCCGTCTGGAATCCTCTCCAAATGTAAACTTCAATAGTAACACTTGTAATACTTGCGTCTGCTAATTCATTTTGAAAATTAAAATGAACTGGAGACTCTGCTAAATAAATTTGAGCCTTAGTACTTATATTTGTTAATTCGGGTGTCGCTAATGGCATATTAAACTATTGGGCTAATTAATAAATCAATCATATTTTTTATGTAAACATTAGTTGCGTCTGGAAGAAACTCTTCAATAGCATTAAGCATAGGCGTGTTAGTCAAATTATTTCTATTCTTTGGCGTTGGCTTTCCTTTTGGGGTATTGAATTGTCCGTAAAATTTTTCGGATAAAATTAAAACATCGAACGGCTTTACAGCGCGACCGATTGAGTCCCGTAAGTGATCTTTTTGTAACTTACTTACTTTTGAATTTCTAGCGGTTACAATTTTAATCAAGCGACCTAATTCAAGTAAACTATTCTTTGTTAGTACTTCCACTTCCTTCTGCTGTATTGTCTTTCGTGCCGCCATCTGTTATCTTTAAAGATTTTAATAATTGCTTAATCTTATCAGTACCTACATTTGCCTGAGATATTGCCGACCTTCTTATCTCTCTACCTGTTCTTGTCTTGCCTTTTACCGTCGTCTCTCTGCCTTCTTCATCTTCAAAAATTACAGTCCATGGTAAATCCTTAGGTATTATTTTTTCAGCGTTTGCAATTAACTTGCTGTTAGTTCCGTAGGCTCCATAGAATAATTGTCGAAATTCAATTGATTTATTTCTGCCAATGTATGCCCCTCGCATTGTATCTTTTAACAATCCAGAATCAACGCGAGCAGTATTTTTTGAAGCTCTTATAACTTCCCTTATGTACTGCCTAATTTGGGCGACACTATATTCCATTTTGATGCATCATAAATGTTGCTGAAAACTTAACGCCGTCGAGAGCATTTCGCTCGTCTTTTCTTACTGGCTCAAATGTTGAAATGCTGCCATCAACAATTTGTATATCTAAATCATTGTGATCTTTTAAAACTTCCATTAAAAAATTATTTGCTATACTGTCGGTAACACCAATATTATCAATGTAGTTTGTCTCAACCAGCAACTTTGATCCTGTTGAGGTCTTTGTGTCGTCGCGTTGATTTAATATTTCAAAAGCAATTATGTACTGCCTGTTGTACCAGTCAGGCGCTGGTCCAGATAACAACTGTATAGATACAAGAGGGTAAACATTTTCTTTTTCCACGTCAACTACGTCTTCATCTTTAAAACAGATAGTATTAACAAGCGGTATATCACCGTAAACTTCAATAATAAATGTTAATAATTGTGATAATTGATTTGCCATTATGATATATCTTTATCGTCGTATAAAACAATGTAAGCATATTCCAAAGAGAACTGACCTACTACGTGCCCTTCGCTATTTAAAAATGTTAATCCAAAAAGCTCGTGAGATAATAACCTATCAAAATTTAACTTACAAACTTCCTCCCCTTTATAAAAAATTATTGCTTTTTTCATGTTTTTTTTATTTTACCCCTTCAATTATTCTTTGACCTGTTAAATAGTTTGCCCAAAAAAAGAACTCACTTACCTTCCATTGTTCTACTGCTTTATATTTTGTCATGTCTCCTTTGCAGATCACATCCATCAATACAACATAGTTACCGAACCGTTCTACAAATTCCCTTTTTAATTCTGACCCCGTCGTCTCTTTTGCATCTTCACCGTAACTCGGGGGGTCAAAAATAAAATCATATAATTCATAATGCATTCTTTGCTGACAAAGAAACTCCATAATTATAAATGACATGTTGTGAATGTAAATAGTTTGCCACCATTTTTGCATTACAAATATAGAACAAAATTTACTATAATCTTCGTCTTCTAGGTACATTTCTGCATTAACCAATTGATCTAATGTAAGATCTTGTATATACTTGCACTTAAATTTCTTTGCAGGTTTTTTTTCAAGAAGTATCTTAGTCAAAAAATTACACCTTACATTCTCGCCTTGAGATCTTATCTTTGCAAATCTATTTAATGTTATTCCTAGAATCATATATTATCCTTTAGGGTTGCAGTTTACGGATCCGAATAAATAATTTGATACTATGTCGTATATTCCTTCTAGTAATTTCATAAGTTATAAATTAAAAATTAAACGTAAAATAAATAAGATAGATTCTAATACTAACCACATAATCGGAAGGTAAAACACACCTAATATAATCGTTACTAAAATAAAGTTTTTGTTTTTCATAATTTTATTGTTTTAATTTGCTTTTCTTTCGTTGTATTTTTGCTGAGATTCTTTACCGATAAAAACATTTTGCGGTATATTATACTCTTCTATTTGTCTTTCTGATATTAAAGAATAGTCTAAATTATTTTTTTCTACAAATTTTATTGCAAATTCTAAAGTCGCAAAGTTTCTGTTTGTGATTGTAAAGATAGTTTTCATAATATTGATTTTTTAGTGTTTCGCCTTATTGCTGGTGTAAATATACACAAGCAATTTAGTTATTCAGCCAAACAAACAGAACTTTAACATTATTTTAACCTTTCATGTATTTCTTATACTTGTCACTAAACATTGAAACCAATATGTACCTCAGCGTATCGCAGGCGTGACCAAACTCCTGGTAACTTTGACCAGTCAATTTATCTTTAATTACTTTCTTGTTAACTTTTCCTTCTTCATTTTCTGTACAATACTGATAATCATTAATTGAATTACGACATTTAGAATCAAACGCAATTGTAAGTCCATCAACCTCTCCAGCTAATAATTCATTTGTAAAGTTTCGGGACATGATGACTGATGGATTAGCACGCGGAATCCTAAAATCTGGACGCATTGATTTTAAATATCCTTTAATCAATA